GGGTTGTTTGTAATTGCATAAAAATGCCGTTTTGGGTGTTGGCGTTGACGGCTTGCTCGCGGCGGCGTTGGGTTTCTTGGTCGCGTCGGGCTTTGTAGCGGGCGCCGCGTCGGCCGTTGCAAGGTCGGCAGGCTGGGACAAGGTTGTCTGTTGTATTGCTGCCGCCTCGGTCTTGTTCGATGAGGTGGTCGGCTTCGGTTGCTGGGGCTGTGCCGCACCAGTGACAGAGAGGTGAGCCGGCAAGTATGGCTTTTCGTGCTTGCTTGTAGGCGGCTGTGTCATAGGTTGTCATGTGTTCTCCAGCTGGGAGCGTAACATCCCCCCTATTGCGCTGCGCCCCCCGGGGGGCTTGCGCCTCGGTGTCGACGTCGGGTGCTCGGGTCGCAGTCCCCCCGCTGTTCAGGTATGTCTCCTTGGCCGCCGGATGTTTACTCGTGTTGGACGGTCGCCATTCGCGTTTGTGTCGTTCGTACGCTGCACCCCGCGCACGGGGCTCTACCCACGTTCCCGTGTGTTACGCCACTCCCCTGCAAACGGGGTTAGGCCATGGGTGACTCAGTTGTAGGCGGGCGTTCTATCAGCGCTTACGCCACCGGGCAAGTCGTTCCTCAACGTCCTTTAGGTCGCTGGGTCGCCACACGTAGTACTCGACGCCGTTAGCGAGCAGGGCGCGGGCAACCGCTTTCTGCTTGTCGCTCAACCGGCCCTTCTCAGTCTTCAGCTCGGCCATGATGAAGCCGTGGCCGGCAGGGTGAATCAGCGTCAGGTCAGGCATGCCTGGCAGGCCAGTAGTGCGTACATGACCGGATGCGTAGCGCATGGGTGTCTTGTGATCTACTAGCCAGCCGTTCAGGATTGCCAAGTGCTCGACTTTGTCTTGCCACATGCGTTCGCTGATGTGCATGCTGTCCCTGACGCGCTCACCCACGCCCGTACGCCAGTCTGCGCATACGTTCGCCAAGCTCGGTGATGATGCGGCGGTCAGCGTCGTGGCGCTTGACATAGCCGTCCACCTCGGCCTGTGCAATGGCAAGCTTGACGCGCAGCTCCTCATTGGCTTTGTGCAACGTGCGGATGGCTTCGCGGGTGCGTACCAGTTCCGTCATCAAGTCCTCAATGTGGTCTCGTGTTGTGTTTTTATCGGTCATTGACCCTCCCGAACCATACGCCCAACGCAAACACCGCGAGCGTGTGGAACGCAAACAACAGGATCTCGTACATTAGAACGCCTCCGGCGGGCACTGGCCCTCGATGTGGGACGTTTTCCAGCCCGACCCGTTGTTCGTGGCGATGCCTTCCCCGACGTCAACGGTGCCGCCACAGTGGATGCACTTGCCCTTCATCTTGTTCGTGATCGTCTTGGTGCCGGTGAACGGTGTGCCACTGGTGCTTGCGCCGCGCTCAACCTTGGCCATTTCCTCACGGGACGGCCGCTTAGCGGGATCGCTGCCTGCCAGGCCGGCGTTCGCAAGCGCCCTTCCAAGGCTGCTGCTTTCACAGTTCTCCAGGTGGCTGGTTTTGTTGACGTTGCCTTGGCCGCGCACTTCCTCAGCCCAGCCGGTGCTCACCAGCACGTTGTCAACCCACAGTTCGGCGCGGAACACGCAAATGTCGGTGCCCGGCTGGCTGACTAGGTGGGTGATGACGCGGGGTTGGCCGTTGTGCTCCATGTCCAACCAGCGGGCAAGCCGTTCGGCAACTGTCTCGTAGTTCTCAAGCATTGTTTGCCGCCCACTCGTGCTGCATTTCGTTGGCGCATTTCCATGTCAACATCCACTGCGGTTCCTGACCGAATGACGTGATGTTTACCAATTCGGGTTGCAGAAACAGTCCGCACGGACACGACATAGAAGTCAGCACTTCGCTGTGCCTAACGGCTGCGTGAGGAAACGTCTTGCTGCACGTTGGGCACGTAAACGGCAACGTTTGCCCTAGATGCATCGTGCCACAGCACCTGACGACGTAACGCTCAGCCATGGTGAATTTCGCGTTCCATGCGGCGCACCTCAGCCTCCAAATGGGCAACCTTCTGCATCATGGACTCAAACTCGATGATGACCGCTCCGGCGAGGCGCATAAGCTGGCCGTCGTGGGTGTCACCGAACGCGTCCAGCATTTCGCCGCGCATGACCAGCTCCTTGCCCAGTGCGCCGATTGTGTCGGGAAGCTCAGGCGTTGTCATTGTTTGCCTGTGCTTTCTTGGCGGCGCGTCGAGCGGCGGCCTCAGCCTTCTTGATGGCGTTGTCGCGGCCCTCGATTGCTTGCGCAATGTCGCGGGCAATCCACAGCCGGATTACGTCGCTGGGACGCTTCGGCACCACCGGTTGCGGCGACCAGATGGGTTCGCCCAGCTCGATGACGTGCTGGATGGCTTCCCATTCTTGGGCGGTGACGCGGAACGCCACCGTTTTGGTGAATTGCTTCTCCCTCGGCATTTTCTTCTCCTTGCCTATGGTCGGCACCAACGCCGAACCTGTTGTTTGCGATTATTGCAGATGCGTGTGCGTAGGTTTGCATCCTTGGCGTAGTGGTACTTGAAGCAGCCGTGGCCAAATGGCCCCACGGCCCCGTTGTGTTTGCCGTTGCGCTTCGTGTGGCCGAACCAGAACGCCCGGTCGACGACGCGGGCCTGCTGTTCCCAGCTGAGGTGCTTGACGCGGTGCACTGGGGTGTCGCTGAACAGCCGCCAGGTGCCTTTGTAGAAGCCCCACGCGCCGACGTAGCTGCGGGTCAGGTGATCGAGGCGTCCGCCCGTCTCACAGGTCGCTAGCCGTTGCATGGTGTCTCGGCCCAGCACAGGCTCCCAACGGGCCTCTACGGGGCTTACAGGCGCTAATAGGACGAGGACAGCGGTGGTGGCCATAATGCGTCTAATCAACTCTCTCAACTTCTGTTGGCGGCCCCCACACTCCCCACGGCCGTGGCCGGGTGCATACCTGTGCGTGGAGTAGTTGGCCTGTTTCCAGATCCCAGAAGATCTGAACCATTGTTTGCTTGTCGTCTGACCTTAGGACGGTGTACCCGTACATGGGTGTCATCCCAGCCATTTGTGCACCCACCAGCCTGCTGTAAACATGAACAGGCTGATGAACCAGAATTCTGCGGGGTTCATTGGGCGGCCCAGACTCGAACGGGGCGGGCGTGGCGCTGCGGGAGCACTGATTCCTGCCAGCGGTCTGTGGCAGCGATCAGGCCCAGCCGGGCGGCGTACTGCATGACAGCACCCAGGGCGCGGGGTTCGTGCGTCTGGGTGGCTCCTGAGCGTTCTAGGGCCATCCACACGTCGTCGGCGGTCAGCTCCTGTTGCCGGGTGCACAGGTCGCGGATTGCGCGCACTGCGGCGGCCTTGAACACCGGGTCGGCTGACTGCCCAACCTGGGCAATGGCGGCCTGCTTGGCGACGGCCCCTCGACGCCATGTGTCAACCCACCCGCCTGGGGTGAGCGGCACCATGGCCGGCATTGGCTTGCCCTGGATCTCGTACCAGTGGGTGACGCATTGTTCCCCCATTGTCGGGTACCGGGTGCATGACCCGATTGTGCAGTGTTTCATGGGTTCTCCTTGTCGGTAGGGCGACAGTCAGCACCCTAATGCAAGCATGAAGCGGGGTGGTGGATGGGGTCGGGGAGAAGCTCAACCCCACCCACCTAACCGGCGGCCGTGTCCTACCCGCCCGCCGGCTCCTTGGGCTTCAGGGCGCGGAAACGCTGTTCCCATTCAGCCACGTCCATTTCGACCAGCTCGATGTGCAGCCATTTGCCGCCAGTGCCAGCCGACTCTGCGGCGTTCTCGTAGATCTTGACGCCTTTCTTGCCTTCGCCACGGGAGCAGCGGTAGCCGGCGCCGAACTTGCCGAACGTGTACCAGTGCACTTCAGCGACGTTTAGTGCCAGGCTGTTGCCGACAAAGAAATCCCAGATCTCCCGTGCTTGCGCCTCGTCCTTGTACCCAAAATCAAGGGCGAACCCTGTGGCATGCACCGACTTTTGGCCGGGCTTGCCGCGCATGTCGCGGTTGACGTAGGTGCCCAGATTGGTAGTGCCAGGCCAACGCCGGCGCGACAGGTCGGCGCACTTCAGGATGAGCGGGCTGGGGCGTTTCCCGTCCCACGCCGGGTAGTACGGGTATTTGCGGGTCATGGCTTGCCGCCGACCGCCTTGTCCAGCTCTTCCTTGGTCAGGACGCCGTCCTCGTAATAGGCGCGCAGCACCCGCTCGATCACCTGGGCGGTGGCCATGAAGCCGGCCATGCCGGCCGCCTTGGCAAGGTCGACACCCAGGATGGCGCCGCCGGCGAGCGCTGACAGGGCGCTGGTGCCGAACACGGCAAGGATGCGGGCGATAACGGTGGTGAACTTCATTGGTCGTCCTTTATGACAGCGGTTAGGGCAAAGTGTAGGACGACTCCGACGATGGTACCCCAAATTGCGGCGGCCTTTGTGGAGCCACCCAGGGTGATGATGACGTACCACGACCCCAGCAGGGTTAGTGGCAGTGCCCGTAGTTCTGATTTCATCAGCGCCTCCTAGCGCGTGTAACGGACACGGCCTGTAGGGCTGTAGTGACGATTATGACGGTTTGTGCCTGCATTGGGGTGACGCCCGGTGCGAGCTGTGCGCGGATCACTTGGGCGGCGCGCACGGCGCGGGTATCCGCAAGCATGACAGTGGTTTGCGTTACTGTCGGCGGCGTTTGTACCGGGAGGACAGTGGTGGATGAAGAAGTCGATGTTTGGCTGGTGCTGGCGGTTTGCTGCGTGGTGTTCGGTTGGCTGGTGCTTGTTGTCGGCTGGTAGATCGTCGTGGGTGCGGCGCTGGGCACCGTGGGCGCAGTCGTGGTTGTCGTGGTGGGGGCAGCGGTCGTGGTTGGAGATGCGGTTGTTGTTGTGGCGGGGGCGGTTGTCGTGGGAGCTGTCGTCGAGCTGGTGGTGGTTGTCTCGGGCACCGTGGTGGACGTCGACGTCGTTGCGGGCACGCTGGTTGTGGTGGCAGGTGCGGAAGTTGTGGTGGGGGTGGGTTGCCCGTATGACCAGACGTATTCGGGGCCGGGGTCGCCATCCTTCCAGGCAAGGCAATCTGCCCAGGTAGGGCGCAGGCCGGCGGCGTAGTGGTCGTCGGGTTGGGTGAGCTGCCAGTTGACGGTGTTGGATTCCCAGCATGTCCAGGCTTGCGCGTGGGCTTGGGTTGGCCACAGTAGGGCTAGGGACACGGTTGCGGCGGGTATTACCCACCGCGTTGTCATTCGAGTGGTTCGGCGGGTTCGGGCAGGGCTGCGATTTCTTCGGCGGTGAGTTCGCGGGTGATGGTTTCCCCGGTGGCTGCGTCGTGGAATGTGCCGATGATGGGGTCAGACATTGCTACGCCTTCCTGTAGCCGTACACGGTGATAGTGCCGCCCGTCATCGTGCCTGCGTTAGGGGCAAGTACAAAACCAGTTGCCGTGCTTGTTGACGTGCAAGTGCCACCAAACGAATAGTAACTTGCGGTGCTGCTGCCTTGCGTAAACAAGGTTTTGCTGGTGCTTGCGTTTGGTGCCATAATTTGCATGAACGCGTGACTGTTAGTTGTTCCTGCTGGCCCAACCGTCCATGAAGTAGTTGCTGCAGGACCGAACCCGCTCACTGTCGCTGACCCGTACGTAAAAAACGTGCCGCCGGTGGAATACGTACTGCTAGTGATTCCAGACAACTGCAAAGTCAAATTGGCTGCAGTGCTGTTTACGATGCCTTGCACCATTACCACATAATTGTCGTAGGTGCTGCTAAAACAGTTGCTAACCGTCACGCTCGACACCGCCGACCCGACCGTCGTGGACGTGACGTACACAAGGCCCGCGTTCGCCAGGTACGTGTTCGTGTCAGACGCGGTCAACACCTCACCCGTTGTAAACGTCTTGATAGCCATGTCAGTATCCTAACTTGTTGCTATTCAGCTTGCCGAACACCGCGTTATTCAGAATCAGGTAAGCGTTCAGGTCGGCGCCCGACAAGTAGAACGTGTAGCGCGACGACGCCGGCGTGGCCTGCATGCTGACACCCTCAATAATGCAGGTAAACGTGGTGCCACGAAACGTCACATTGACTTGGGTGCCCGGGATGGTTGCCATGTGGTTGCCGGTCTCGCCGCTGACCGCGTCCAGCTTGAACGTGTTCTGCGCCTCAGCCAGACAGCTGATCGACAGCAGTGCAAACCCTTGGGTGTCAAAGTTGTTTAGCAGGTAGTTGGCGTAGTCAGTGGCCTGCGCGGTGCTTGCGTTCAGGGTGTTGAGCTGCAGGGTGCGGTACGGGGCGCTGCCGGTCTGCACCGTGGCCGCCGCAAACGACTCTGGGTCAACCGTGACCTGTGTGTAGTAGTTGTCGGCGTAGCTGCCGAAGTCGACTTTGTCGTACACCTGGTTAGTGGCGTTGTTTGCGGTGTCGCTAAATGTGATCGGGCTGGTTGTGACGTTGAACGGGGTGCGAACCGTTGTGATGCCAGCGGCTTGGGAGTCCCACACACGGCCGTTGATGGTTTGCAGCACTGCGGCCAGCCAGTCGCCCCACGACCCGTCAACGGTTGTGGCTGCCAGCGCCTGCGTGTTCGTAGACAGTGTTTGCACACTGAGCCCGGTTTGGGTTGAGCAGTCCAGCAGCTGCTCGTACAGGGTGTCGGCAGCCATCAAGTAACCCAGGCCTTGTACGCGACCGTACCGGCTAAACGACCCTTCCACTGACAACGTGAGAAAGTCGGCGTTGCCTACGCCGCCTGCGTATGGGATGCCGTAGGACACGTTGACGTTGTTGATGACACCCGTAAACATGAACTGCCCGCTGGACTGATTCTCGATGCTGATGAAGTTGCCGCTAGTCAGGGCTGTGATAGGTGATGCAAACCCGGTTGGGTAGCGCACTGTGATGACGGCCCGGCTTGATGAGTACGGGTCGAGCTGCCGGTGACGGCCCACAAAAATGCTGATTTCTTGCACGTTCGACAACGGTGTAAACACCATGTTGTCGGTGCTGTATTCAACGACGTAGTTCTGTGGCATTAGAACGGGCTGACTGTGATCGGCACTGAGCCGTTCTGGCGCATGTACTCGCGCAGCGCATCCACCACTGCGTTGGGGTCGCCGCCGTTGACGTTGATTGTGACGTCCGGAGCGGGCATGCCGGCGGTGCCACCGATCGAGGGGTCAATCTGGGCTAGCGACAGGTTTGCCAGGCTAATTTCGGGCAGGCCCATGGGCCCGACATAGCCGTCTGGCCCCTTAGGCACCACCACAGCGTTCCTAGCGGCGCTGGTGGCCTTTTTGGCGGCGCTGGTGGCATAACCAGCCCCCAGCCCAGGAATCGCCCCAGAACCGCTCCCAGTGCCTCCTGCGCTAGTTGCGCCTGGCATGTCAGCAGCCGAGATAGCCGCCACGGTAGATCTGCTGCCGCCGTCGCTGCCAAGCCGGCCCAGCTTGATTTCCCCCAGGGACGGGATGTCCTTGAACGGGTTGATGAGGTTCAGACCGCGAATAATGACATTGGTTGCCTTAATCCAAGCATTTGCCATGAACTCGATGTAGCTGGCCACCCCGTTTACCACGACTCGGACGATGTTGCGGAACGTCTCAAATTTGGTGTACGCAATGGTGATGCCGGCCACCAGCGCCGCAATGCCAACCATGATTAGGCCAAACGGGTTAAGCGCCATGGCGACGTTTACAAGCATAATTGAGGCCGCAACAGCTGCGATAGTGCCGGCGATAATTGTGAACGCTTTGGGGTTGTCCTGCGCCCACTGGGCTGCGCGCTGCAGGTACGGCAGCACCTTCTGGATGACCGGCAGCAGGGCCGCCCCAATGGACTCCTTAGTCTCATCGAGGGCGAGCTTCATCTTGGCGAACCCGCCGGCGGCGGTGTTGCTGGCTTCCTTGGCGGCCCCGCCGAACGTGCCCTGCAGTTTGGCAAACACTTCTTCGAGGGTTGCGCCGCCCTTGATCATTTCGCGCACTGACGGGTCGAGTTTGGCTAGCGCGCTGAGGTTGCCGCCATAAGCCTTTTCCATTGCCTTGGTAACGGTTTCAAGGCTGGTGCCCTTGGCTGCGGCGATGTCCATGGCCAGGTTCGTGGCGTTTTGCGCTTCGGTGATGTCTTTGGTGGCGCGGGTGAGGCCAGCCAGCGCCGGCCGCAGCTGGTCATCGGTAATGCCAAGGTTGCGGCCCTGCGCGGTGATGTATTTCTCGACAGACTTGATCTGGTCGTCAGTCGCCCCGGTGGTTGCCTTTAGCTGGCGGGCAAGCATCTGCTGGGACTTCTCGTCCTCCATGGCGGCCTTGACCGCGTCGCCCATGGCCACCGTCAGGGCGCCCAGGGCGGCAGCTGCCGGCACCGCCGCCTTCTTAATTGCAAACTGGGCTTTTTCGCTAGTGGTTTCTAGCTGCTTGAATTCCTTGATGGCCTTCTTGACGCCCGTGTCGACAAACTCAGAAACAATGGGGATGTTGATTGCCATTAGCGGGTTTCCTTGTCGACGGTTCGCATGACGTCGCGCACCAGGCGCTCGAACCCGGCTTCCAGTGCGCGGCGGTTTTGCTCAACGGCTTTGGACAGCACACGGGTTTCGGTCGGTGCCACCACACCTAGGTTGCGGCCGAGAATGTTTGCGGTCTTGCGGCCGGCCACCTCAAAGATGACGGCACCGGGGTCGGTCTGTTGAATCAGGATGACGTTGCTGGTTTTGCGGGACGTGTCCACCTTGACCTTGGTGCCCCGGCGGGCCTTGGCGGCGCTGTACGGGAACAGGGTGCGCCCTTTGGCTTTCCACTGGCGGTTCATGCCTGACAGCGGCATCTCAGGATAGGCAACCTGCGCGGCCTTGACCGCTGGTGCCCCGATCTCCTTAGCGTCACGGTTGAACTGCTTACGCAGCTCAGGGTCGATGCGGCGCAGCTGCTTGATCGCGTCCTCGACGCCTACCAGGCTTATGTTGGCTGTCGTCGTCACCGTTGTTTCCTCGCTTGCTCGTTCAAGATACTAACCACCGTGGCTAGCGCCTGCCCGCTGAACGGGATGTCGGGTGGCCAGTACCCGGTGCTGACCAGCACCACCGCTAGCGCGTAGTGGTACGAGCCCTTCAGGAAGGGTTTTCGGGTTCCTCCCCGACAACCTCAATGGCGGCCAGCTTCTTGACGTAGTCGTCGAACACTGCCGGCACCACGATGCCTGCCTGCTTGCAGGACTCGAACGCCATGAACGCCAGATCCTCGACGCCAATGCCGGACGCCAGGTCGGATGCTTTGCGCTTGTATTTGCGCTCCCAGGCGACGACCACGAACAGGTTTGTGGTGACGGTGTAGTCTTGGCCGTCGTTTGTGGTGACGTGCAGGTGCAGCTGCATTGTTTCTCCCTCGGTTGGTAGGTGTGGATCAGGTGACGTCGCGCACCCAGGTGCCGCCGGTGAACGTGGCGGTGACCATGGCGAGCTCGCCCACGGTGGACGCGATTGGCGTGAAGTTTTCCAGCATGCAGTTCGTGATGACGTACTCGGGGTTGGTGGCCGACTCGGTGGTGCCCGACGGGCTGATGGTCAGCACGGTGGTGCCGGTGCCGACACAGCTGGACAGGATGCCCTCGACCTCGGTTGCGCCGTAGCTGAGGAACATTTCCAGCGTCACCTCGACGCTCTGGAGGCCCGACACGAAGCGGTGGCCGGTGTCGCCCATGGCGGTGGACTCCAGCGGGTCGACGCCGATGGTGACGGTGACCGACCGGCACTGGTCGGACAGGTCGGTCGTGGTGACGCCTTGGGTGATGTTCACGGTGGCGTTGGAGAGGAATGTGCTGGTGGCCATTGTGTTCCTTTTAGTTGCGCCGCACGGCTACCCGCACGGTCAGGTCGTATGTCGGCAGCTCCTGTCCGCCGCCAATAATCATGACACCTGGGCGCAGGTCTGTCACGGCTATTGGTGAATTCATGATGGTGTCTGCCAATGTAAGCAGGAAGTTGCTGGCGTCCTGGTTGCCGGGTGGCGGCGCGCAGATCCTGATACGCAACGTGATGTCGCCCACGTTGTAGGTGAACGCCTCGACAGTTGGCAGCTCCAGAAAGAACGTCATGGGGCGGGCGTTTCGCGGGTCGGTGACAACCGCATACCCGGTGTTCAGGGCGGCTATGGCGGTGCTGGTGGCGTTTACCGCGTCCCACAGGATGCCTGAGACGGCCATTATGCGACCTGCGGGCGACCGACGCCAAGCAGCTGCAGAATGCGGCCCAACGCGCTGGGCACCGGCACAGTGCCCATGGCATCAAATGACGCAAACGAATCAGCGGATCCGCGTTCCCTATACAGCAGTGCGGCATACATGATCGTGCCCAGCAGGACGTCGTCGCCAGGCACTGTATGCAGTTCGTCAGTCAGGTAGCCAGACTCCAGCCGGCGTCGATACGCAAACTGGTTTGCAGCCTTGACACACTTAGTTATGAACGCGGTGTCGTTTGCGGTGGCCACGGCGATGCCTAGCCATTCGGTCACGTTGGCGTTGGTCGCCCATGTGCAAACAGGGTTCCATTCCAGCTCGCCGTACGGGTTGACTGCGTAGTAGGTGACGTTTGTACCGACGTTTTGGTACATGACCTGGTTGGGCACTGGGTTTTCGTAGTTGAACGTCCATTCGCCGGTGTCGTCGACGCCCGTGAATTCGTATTGGGGGCAGGCAACCAGCAGGGTGCCAGAGTCGTTGAACGATGCCGCAACGCCCGAGATTTCAATCTCTTGGCCGGGTGTGGCGTCGATGTTTGTCAGTAGTTGGAGGACTGCGTAGTCATTCAGGCGCATGGCCCGAATGACGTACGCAATCTCCGACATGACGTGCTTTCCGCGTTACGGTCAGGAAACCGTAATCTTCTGCACCTGGGTGTCGTCAGCGATGAACGCCGCAACGTACCCGTAGTAGCTGAACGTGCGGCCGAGGGTTCCGGGCACCTCCACCGACATCAAGCCGCGCACCTGCTCGTAGAACTCGATGGCTGCGCCGCGTGCGACGACCATGGTGCCGGCCGCGAAGTTGCGGTCTGCGACGAGGTTGAGGCCGAACGGGTTGAAGGTGTTTGCCACGGTGACGTTGGCTGCGCCCATGCCGTTGACGCCCATGAGGCCGGCTGCGCCGACGTACGGGAACACGGGGCGCTTGTCCACGTCAAGCTGTGCGCCGAGCGCCTGCCACACGCCGGGGGCCACGAAGATGTGGTCGGGCAGGAAGTTCGTTGCCAGCAGGATGTTGTACGCGGCCGTGTAGATGGACGAGATGAGCGTGGACGGGTCGTTTGCGGTGACCGACCAGGTTGCGCCCGATGCAGCACCGCCCGACACGATCGCATCGGCTGCGATGTCGTCGGTCTTGAGCAGGTACTGACCGGCAAGGTCGCGCAGGATGATCTCCATGGCGGCCGGGCTGGTGAAATCGACGTCCTGCACCGACAGGGTGACCTGCCCGGCGACGGTGGTCTTGCTGACCACGTTGGACGCGATGACGGGCGTGGTTGCCGACACCGGGTTCAGCTCGGGAGACTGTGCGCCCACCGACGTGTGGGTCGTCCAGGTCGGACGAATGAACGTCTTGCTGTTGCCGCCGTCGGGCATGGCGCGGGCGCCCACGGCTGCGACGACCGGGCGAATGTAGTTCAGATCCTGGAACACGGGGCCAAGCACCGGCACCGGGAGCAGACCGGGCGTGTCGGTCGTCAGGACGTCGCCTGCGGCGGCCTCAAACGCGGACTGCTTGCTGATCATGTAGTCGCGGGCGGCTGCGGCGACGTTTGCGAACGTCTGGCCACCAACGTGCATGGCTGCGAGGTACTCACCCGGGGTGGGCAGGTCAAACTTGCGCTTGGGCTGGGCCGGCAGTGCCGGGGTGGGAATGGCAGCTGCCTCGACGACGTCTGCCTGTGCGGGTGTGGCTTCCATGGGTTCCTCCTGTGGAACTTCGGGGTTTTCGGTTTCGTCGGGGTCTGTCGCTGCTTGCGCGGCTACTTCTGTGATGGTAGCACCTGCGAACGCCGGTATGGGAACAAGTGACAATTCCATCCACTCAGCTTTGGTGACAATCATGCGGCCCTGTTTGTCTTCAGTGTACTCAATCGGGTTGACACCGACGGACACGTCCATGACGCCGTCGGCTGCAAGCACCAGCGCCTCGTCGCCGAGGGCGGTGCGGCTGATTTTCATGGATGCCAGCATGGCCTCGTCGGTGTCGACGCGCTCAGCCACGATGCCGACGGGCTTGCTGGAGTCGTGGTACATGAAAACGCGGGGTGCCTTGCCGTCGACCGGCAGGCTGCCTGGCTTGAACATGACTTCCTGCCCGCCCGACACGGCGGCAAACACGTTGTAGGGCACTGCGATGGCGTCTATCCGGCGCTCGCCGTCCTCGCCTTTCTTGGCCTGAACGCTGACAGAATCTGAAGTAAAGCGAATCACGCCATTTCCTCCTGGGTGTTTTCCTCGACGTCGACCATTTCGCGTGAGGTGTTTGCGTCGTCCATCTCGCCAAGGTACGCCTCGTAGTCAAATTCGACGTAGGTGCCGTTAGGCAGGATGCTGTTGGAGCTGAGCGTGGACGCAATCACTT